AAGCTAGGCAAACACTTCGGGATGTTTACTGACAAAGTTGATATGACGACCAATATAAAACCGTTTGTCATTGTTCGACCTCAGCGCAATGAATGACTTTCTTTTGACCATTCCTCAAGATGATGTTTTTGCTGGACAAACAAGATTTAAAGTGCTTGTTTGTGGTCGTAGGTTTGGAAAAACTACGTTGTCTCTTGCTTGGCTTCTGAATAATGTTCAACGACTTCCTCCAGGACTGCATTATTACATAGCCCCTTCTTATGTTATGGCTAAGTCTATCGCATGGAGGGAGCTGAAACGCATGGCCGAGGGAATTTTTATATTCAAAAACGAATCCGAACTTTCCATCGAGTTCCCGAACGGCGGTATCATCCAGCTCAGAGGGGCAGAGAACCGCGACGGACTTCGCGGAGTATCTCTTTCTTCTGCAGTCCTGGACGAGTTCGCATATATGGACCACGAAGTGTGGACCGAGGTCATAAGGCCAGCAACGTCTGACAGATTAGCACCTGTTTTGTTTATTACGTCACCGGCTGGGTGGAACTGGGCAAAAGACCTTTACGATTATGCGCTGGAGCAAGATAGTGAAAACTGGCATGCGTGGACATATACAACGCTTGAGGGCGGAATTGTCGAGGCTAACGAGATTGAGGCCGCACGTAATGAGTTACCCGAAAAAACATTCAAGCAAGAATATCTAGCCAGCTTTGAAAGCCTTTCTAATCGGATTTATTATAATTTCAGCCGAGAAACACACATAACTGCTGACCTTGGCAGCGTACAGGACCAAACTGAATTATATATCGGCATTGACTTTAATGTTGACCCCATATGCGCAATGGTGGGTATAAAAGTAGCAGACCAGCTGCATATTGTTGATGAGGTTGTTATCCACAACAGCAATACAACGGATTTATCGTTGGAGATCCGGAACAGATACCCCGCGCACATCATCCGGGTTTATCCTGACCCCAGCGGTAAGGCCCGGAAGACTTCGGCTGGTGGTCAGACAGATTTCACTATTCTGGAGCAAGCAGGGTTTCACGTCTTTGCGCCAAAAAAAGCACCGGCGGTTGCAGATAGGATAAACGAGGTAAACGCCATGTTTATCAACACCAACGGGCTTAATCGGTTATTCATACATCCGAGGTGTAAAGATCTTATCAAGGCCCTCTCAGGCATGACATACAAGCAAGGTACAAGTGTACCGGATAAGACTTCCGGGCTTGATCATCCAGTGGATGCCCTCGGGTATCTGGTTGATTATGAGTTCCCAATAGCACCCAAATTTGAACCATCAGGTAAGAGGTTTTGGAAATGATGACACGCGACAAATTAAAGCATACGCATAAACTGTATGACAAAAATATAGCTGGTTGGAAGATGCGCATTGCGGCATATGAAGGCATTGATGCGCTTCTTGATTGGGGGGCATTAATACAAAATGAGCGCGAATCTGACGACAACTACAAGGCCCGGCTTGCTGAGGCGATAGGGTTTGAATATACCCCGGCAATTATTGAGTTGTTCGCTTGTTATTTGTTCGAGAAGCCAGCACAGCGCGAAGTAGACCCGCTGAATAGTGACGATTTATGGCAGATGTTTGTTGACGATTGCGATATGATGGGCACAAGTATCAATTCGTTCATGGCCGAGCAACAGCGATATGCAGCCGTTTATGGGCATGTCGGCATATTGGTTGACAAGGCCCGTACAAAAGCAATCAACCGGCAAGACGAGCTAAAGTCAAAGCTCTATCCCTATCTGACTATTTTTCACCCACAGAATATTCTTGATTGGGCGTGGGACCGTGACGCATCAGGCCGCCCGTTCCTTTCGTATCTGAAATTAATTGATGACGACGAGCAGTATCGAATCTGGAACGTTGATGGTTGGGAAATCTGGCGCATAGTTGCAGACAAAGAACACCCTGAGTTGATAGATAAAGGCGACAATCCACTCGGTGAAATCCCGTTTATATGGCTGTATAACCGGAAAAGTAGACAAAGAGGCATAGGCAATTCCGACGTTACAGGTGTTGCCAGGATTGATGCGTCTATTGTTCGCAATCTCTCCCAGGGCGAAGAGGTGATTAAGTACGCAGCGTTCCCGATGATGCGCCGACCTATGAAGCGAGCTGGCGAGGGCGAAGATACAGCAGGCGTGACCGCTGTGCTTGAGTTTGATCCGACCATGCCTGAGTCAAAGCCTGATTGGCTTGAAGCCTCATGTGCTGAACCTGTGGGGGCCGTGCTTGATTGGATAGATAAAAAGGTTGCTGAGATATACCGGAGTGTAAACGCAGGAGGTTTGCAGGCTACCGAAACCAGTACGCAGGCAAAATCAGGGCTTGCGCTCAAGTACGAATTTCAACAGCTCAACTCCAAATTGAAAACAAAGGCTAATGCTCTTGATGAAGCCGAGATGGGAATAATCTGGTACTGGATGAAATGGCAGGGACTGGAAAAGCACTATGATAAAATCCAAGTACGCAGGCCGAAGACATTTTCAGTTGAAGACCTGGCCACCGACCTTGAGAACGCACTTATTGCCAAGACGGTTATAGGCTCCAAGATGTTTACGCAGTCACTATCTAAGCGGATAGTACGTCAAAGTTTACCCGGCGCATCAGAGGAAGAACTTACGGCCATTGATGAAGATATTGAGAAAGGACCTGCCTTAATTACGTTACCTGGTGACGAGTAACCTGTGAAAAAAGAGCTGCTTGAAAATATAGAAAAGACTGAGTCTTGGATTGACAAATCATTAACCACGGCGGCGTCGAGGTTTGAAAAGTCAATCCAACGTCTTGAAAAAAAGATCGTATCACTTGCCGGTCGCATATCCGTAGATCCGGCGGGGAATATTAAAGGTCCGGAATGGACGCTGAAACAGGCGCAAAAGCTCCATGTCCAGATGGCAACCCAGTTTGACGAGATATTCGGCGGTGCGGTTAAGAGGCACGTTGCCGGGTTCGATGATGCGTTGACTCTGATTGATACCACGCTTGAGCATATAGATATTCCTGTAAACTACTCCAAGACTGACAAAGCAATGATCAAGCAGCTCTCCACCAATACGGTTGCAGAGTTTGCGGCAATAAGCACAGAGTTCCAAAAGCGTGCAGCGCAAAGCCTGTATGATGCAACCTTGACAGGTGTTCCGTTCTCCACGTTGATTGACGAGATGCGCAACCATTTGACCGGCCTAAAAGATAAGATCGGGCGGCCCATGACTATGTATGCCCAGACATTGTCACAAGATAATCTGATGATGTTCTACAGCACCATGCACCAGAAAAAAGCCGCTGACGCAGGGCTGGACAACTTTCTTTATGTGGGCGATACTATCAAGACCACAAGGCCCTTCTGTATTGCTAGGGCGGGGCGCATGTTCACCCGCAAGGAAATAAACTCATGGACGCATAGCTGGAAAGGCAAGTCTGGCCCCGCTATGTCACATCGAGGCGGGTATAATTGTAGGCACCATTGGCAGCCAGTTAAGCCGGAGTGGGTGGATGAGGGGTTGCACGGGTTGAAAGAAGATGTTGAGGTTGAAAAAGTTGTATCGCCGGTTAAGGTGGAGCCGAAGAAGGAAATAAAACCGGCACCAAAGGCAAAGAATGATTTTCAGAAAGTGCAGTTTGTAGAGGCTAAAACGGCAAAGGCTGCGTCACAATGGGCAATGGATAATAACCTTGCGGACTATGCAGATTATAGGGGAGTAAAGCCGGAAGCCGCCAACGGGTGGAACAAGGGGATACTTGAGCACCTGCAAGAGTTTCCGGAGTTAAGGAAAAATCAACAGTTTACGGGCACAACACAGGCACAGTTTTCCAAATGGCACGAATTAGAAATTGAATCATGTTTTGATGGCTTAAAAGAACAACATCCCCATCTTAGTGACGCCACCATTAGGGGCATGCTTAAAAAATATATTAAAAAGCCGAAGGTGACAAGGGCTTATGCAATATCTTCCCTCAGGGAAGGTGCAAAAGGGATTTCCATTAATAAAAAATATGGAAGAGACGTTGCAATGTGGGAAAAGTCAATGGCCAGCGATGTCGAAGATACATGGCATCCGATAGGTTGTAGCACCGTTAAAAGTGTAGTTGATCATGAAATGGGCCATCAAGTTGACAAATTATTAGGGCTAAAAGCCGATACCGAGATGAAAGCGCTTTATAACGAGTATATGCAAAAAGGGATGGAAGAGGAGGTTTCCAGATATGCAGAAACAAACATTGGAGAATTTATTGCCGAATCGTGGGCAGAGTTCAGAAATAACCCGCAACCAAGAGAAGCAGCGAAAAGAGTCGCTGCAATCATTAGAGACAGATATCAAAAACTTTAAAGTTGATTATGGCGTAATTACCTCTGGCGCTTGTGCTACTCCGGAAGATCAGATAAAATTTGACAGGGAGCAGGCGGGCAAGCCACCGCCAACAGAATAACCACCTTCCCACCATATCCTCACCAATCTCAGCCCCTGCTCCACTCCGGATCCGGGGCTTTTTTTTGTCCAAAAACAAACTTTCTTGCACATGCGGTCGTATGTGCATTTTTTTTGTTGACATCTCCACTGACATCTCCCCTATAGTGAATAAATTTTAAAACCGTGTGATACGGGCAAACCGCGAGAAGCAAACAAGGAGTGTCGAGATGGCTCTTAAAGCTGTGCTGGATAGTGTTGATGGTCTGGATGATGAAGTAAAAAGTTTTTATGTCGAACATGAGGGGAAGTACCGGCTTGATGTTGAGGACGGATTTAAAACGACAGGCGAGATTGACGGCCTGGTATCTGCCTTGAATAAAGAGCGTGATGCTCGGGGTAAGTTGGAGAAAAACCTGAAAACGTTTGACGGAATCGAGGACCCTGTAAAAGCCGTGAAGGCTCTTGAGACCTTGAAGAACCTGGACCAGAAAAAATTGATTGATGCCGGAGAGGTGGAACGTGTCAAAGCCGAAGTTGCAAAGGCAATGCAGTCACAAATTGATGAACTGCAAACTAGCCTCGACGACAAGGAAACTCTCTTGACCAAAGAATTAATTGGTGGGCGGTTTTCCCGGTCAAAGTTTATAGCTGAAAAGTTGTTAATACCACCGGATATGGCTGAGCACCGTTTTGGATCGTCTTTTAAAATTGAGGACGGCAGGGTGGTGGCTCATGATCAGCACGGCAATAAGATATACTCCAAGACGAACCCCGGCGAGGTTGCCGGTTTTGAGGAAGCTTTGACAAGCCTTGTAGATGCGTATGCTTACAAGGACAGCATTTTCAAGGGTTCGCAAAGTTCCGGTTCTGGCGCAGGTTCGGGAAGCGCAGGTGCAGGAACAGGAACAAAGACAATGGTTAGAACTCAATTCGAGAAATTGAATGACGCTGAACGTATGGCTTTTATCAAGGGTAAAGGCAAAGTCGTTGATAAATAATATCAACAAAGAGGTAATACATTATGGGTAACACACTGACAGATTTAACAAGTGACCTTTATGAGTCATTAGATACCGTATCCAGAGAGCTTACCGGGTTTATCCCCGCTGTAACCATGGATGCACAGGCAGCAAGGGCCGCCAAAGGGCAGACAATCAGAATCCCTATATCTCCAGCGGCTGCATCAGAGAATATTACACCTGCTACATCTCCTCCAGATACAGGCGACCAGGATTTTGATGATGCTACTATCACCATCAGCAAAGCCAAGGCCGTTCCTTTTCGCTGGACTGGCGAAGAGCAGAGAGGCTTGAACGCAGATGGCGCAGGATATGAAAATCTCCGTCGTGACCAGATGATGCAGGCAATGCGCACACTGGTTAATGAGGTTGAAGCTGACCTTGCTGGATTGTATGTCAATACGTCCAGGGCCTACGGCTCCGCAGGGAGTACCCCGTTTGCAGGTACAACCGGACTTGAGGACTCTGCTTATATCCTCCAGATGTTGATAGACAACGGCGCACCACAGGCAGACCTCCAAATGGTTATCAATACCGCAGCCGGTGCAAAGCTCAGAACTCTTACCAGCCTTACCAATGCAGCTTCCGCAGGAACAGCAGCACTTAGGGAGCAGGGTATTTTGTTACCTCTCCATGGTTTTGATGTCCGTGAGTCTGCACAGGTCAAGGCACATACCAAGGGTGGCGGTGCAAGTTATGTCATTAACAATGGTGATGATTACGCCGCAGGTGCTCAGACTATCGCGATGGACGGCGGAACAGGAACAGTTCTGGCCGGTGATGTTATCACAATAGCGGACGAAGCCTATGGTGGAAAGTATGTTGTAAAGACAGCTTTGGCCGATGGGTCAGCCGTAATCCAGAAACCAGGTTTGATGAGTGCCGCAGTAGACGGAAAAGCCGTAACAGTTGGCGCAAGTTATCGCGCAAACATGGCGTTTCATCGTTCTGCAATGGTGCTTGTAACTCGCGCACCTGCAATCCCTATTGAGGGTGACGCAGCAGATGACAGAATGCTTGTAACAGATCCAAGAACCGGGCTGACATTTGAAGTTAGCGTTTACCGTCAGTACAAACGAGTTCGCTACGAAATGGCCCTTGCTTGGGGCGTAGCATGTATTAAACCTGAGTACACAGCCCTCCTCTTGGGATAAGATAAAGCGATGCGGAGAGGTGTAAAAGCCTCTCCCGTTGTACGAGGTGACTATGATAAAAACAATCAAAATGCACAAACCAAATCAAGTGCAGGGGCAACCTGACACAGCAGATATACACCCGGACGAGGTTAAGAATATGACGCCTTACGGGTGGAAAGTTGTGGAAGAAAAGAAGCCTGCAAAGTCTAAGGGCAAGAAGGGCTAATGTCTTATTCGACTGATTCAGACCTGGTTAAAATCAGGCCAAACATTCTCAGCCTTGGCGTTGACGCATGGGCGGATCAGCACGCAGAAGCAACGGCGATTATCAATCGTACATTGATTGTCTGGTACAATGAAGAATCCTTGAAACGCGGATGGTCTGACGTTGACTTTGATGCAACCAAGTTGCTGTCAGCAAGTACCCAGTTGAAACGGCTTGCTTGCTATAAAGTTTTTGAACTGGCGTATATGTACCTCATGCAAGACAGTATTGAGGACAGTGGTTTTTACCACGAGATGAAGCTGTTTCAGACGTTATACGAAACCGAGTTTAGAACCGTCTTGGAAACCGGTCTTGATTATGATTGGGACGCAGACGGGCAGATTGATGACTACGAACAAGAACCAATATTGCCACGGCGGTTGGTGCGGATATGATTAAGGTTGATGCTAAATGGGACGGGATAGACAATCTTGTTTTTTCCTTAAATGATTTAGCAAACAACTCTGTTGATAAGGAGCTAATGTCTCAAGTTGGGGCATATGTAATGCTCCAGATCAAAACCAGAACTCTTGCTGGAAAAGATGTTAGCGGAAACGCTTTTGTACCGTACAGCTCAGACTATGCTTTTTTCAGGGATGAAACCGGTCACGATACCAGCAATGTCAATCTGTTTTTTAGAGGTCACATGCTGGCAGCTATGGACGCCAATGCCGATGATGCTTCGGTAGAGATTTATTTCAACGATGCACAGCAGGCAGCAAAGGCACATGGTCATAACTACGGATCTGCAAAAACTGGATTGCCACAACGTGAGTTTTTTGCATTGTCGGAAGATGATGTTGAAAAAATCAAAGATATGATTGGTGATCATGCAATGGAGGCGTTCAATGGCCGATAATTCCAAAGCTGAACAAATCATGCAGGCTCTGGTTACAAAACTGGGAACCATAGACAGCCTGGCCACGGTCACAAGACGACTGCCCACTCTGGACGAAATCAAGCGCACATCAATAACGCAGATGCCCAAAGTTGCAGCAGCGCATGACCTACCCAAACCGCAGAAGGTTGAAAGATTTGGGCCTGTCAAGCTCAGGGCAACGTCCCTCTTGCCCGTCATACTTTATCTGTATTTTCAGTCCCCCGAAGCATCCAAAACAGCCATCAGCCTGACAGATGATATCTGGGCCGCATTATGTACTGACAGACGGCTTGGAGGCCTCGCGCTGGACATGAAGATTGTCCCGGAGTCCATAGGTGACTTTTCAAGCGTGGTGGCCTGCAAGATACGGATTAACATAGAATATCAACATGACCACAGCAGTATTTAACGGAGGACATTAATAATGTCAGAAGATTATAGTTATATTGGAGTAGGCAAAGTTTACTTGCGGAGCAGGTCAGATACAACAGCTGGTTTAATTGAAATCGGCAACGTATCCAATCTGAGTTTTAAAATCGATGAAGAAATCAAAGAACAGCAGGACTACCGGAACACGGGCGGCGGCGTACTTAACGAAGTGCGTAGAATCAAGGGTGTTGCCATTGCGATGACTCTTGCTGAACTTAGTCCGGTCAACCTTGCAAGGGCCTTGTACGGCTCCAGCGCAGCCGTTGCAGCAGGGACAGTTACAGCCGAAAGCGTTACAGCTCATAAGAGCTCCCTTTGTCCACTTGCCAAGGCACACGCATCAGAGATTGTTGTAAAAGACAGCACAGACACAACCACTTATGTGCTTGATACAGATTACGAGGTACGCACAGGCGGTCTTTATATCCCTTCAACCGGAGCAATTACCGAGGGTGATGTTTTGCACGTCGGGTACACCAACGGAGCATCTACAGTTGTTCAGGCTCTTACCGCTGCGTCTCTTGAGTACGAAATGTTCTTTGAAGGGTTAAACGAAGCTCGGTCGGGAAAAGCAGTCAATATCGATGCCTGGCGTTGCAAGCTCGGAGCACTCGCAGACCTGGCACTGATTGGCGATGATTTCGCCGAGATGTCAGTTGAGGGTAAAGTTCTGAAAGATACATCCCAGGCTTACGGCACAAGTGAATATTTTAAGGTCACCATGGTTTAAACATACGGCGGTCTTTCGGGGCCGCCTTTTTTTTAAAGGATTTATATGCGTAAGATAAAAGAATTTGAAGTAGCAGGACACAAGTTCACGGCCAAAGAGCTGACAGTCAAAACAGTTAAAGCGATGCTTGAGGATATGACAGAGGACTTCGTACCGCATGATATTGATATGCTGTTTCCGGACAAGGGGGTGACGTCTGTAATCGTGGAAAAATCACTTGAGATACCACTCGCAGAGATTGACAAGCTGGACCTTGTACCGTCTGAGCTTGAGGAAATTGTGGATAGGGTGGCTGATGCAAACCCTATTACAGCCGGGCACCTCAAACGCCTAGCCAAAATCGGGTTGGAGATGTTGTCCAGCAAATAGACAATTCAATTTGTAAAATAATTGAGCGTGGACATATACAAGCATGGGATTACGGATGGGGATTTTTTTTGACGGCGGTGAAGGTGGCAAATGAGCAATAATACAGTAAGTATTAAAATTAAAGCTGAGACATCGGGCGGGCAAGATGTTGAGAAGCTCAAGAAAAAACTTGATAGTCTTGGCGATGATACGCCGTTCAAAAATATCCAGCAGGCCCAGAAAAAGGTTATTGAAAGCACCAAGCAGACAGGGCAGGCTCAAACTCAACTCAAAGCCAAGACTAAAGCTTTAAATGCTGAAACGTCAGGTCTGACGAAAAGCATGTCAAAAATGCAAGGGGGATTAATTGCATTGGGTGGGGCTATGTATGGCCTTGTGCGAGGGTTTGCCGGTTTTTCACAGGTAAAGCAGCGCATGGCCGAAGTTTCTACCCTGATGGATGTTACAAAGGAAGATATTGCCGGGCTGTCTGACGAGATTTATAATATCAGCAAAAGAATCCCTCAATCAGCCAAAAATCTGGCACAGGCTGAATATGATATTATTTCGGCCGGTGTTGCATTGAAAGACTCTACAAAAGTTCTTGAATTGTCAGCCAAGGCCGCAGTTGCCGGTGTTACTGATACTCAGACAGCCGTCAATGCGGGCATGGGTGTTGTCAATGCCTACGGGATGGAAATAGGCGAGCTAGACGATGTTTATGATATTTTATTTGAGACCGTAAAGTCGGGTGTAACGACGTTCCCTGCATTAGCTCAAAGCATGGGTGAGGCATTACCTACAGCAAGAGCTGCGGGGGTTGGTTTTGCAAATGTTGCAGCAGCAATTGCCACAATGACCAAGGCGGGAATTAGAACCCCGCAGGCGGTAACCTCTTTAAAAGGTGCAATCAACTCATTAGCAGCAGCAACACCAGAAGCCAAAAAGCAAATGGATGAGTTGGGCATTACGTGGGAAGGGCTAATTCCCACACTTCAACAGATTGCCGATAAAAATTTAAGTATTGACCAGATGCGAAAGCTTATCCCCGACACAGAAGCTCGCACCGGAGTGATGGCACTAGCACAGAATCTTGGTGTTTTAAAAAAACCATGGCGGGAATGGATAACGCATCAGGAGCAACTAAAGCTGCTTATGATAAAATGGCAGACACTCCTACCAACAAAATCCAATTACTGACAAATGAATTGGTAGCTTTCAAGGATGCTGCAATGGAGTTTGTTGCAGCTGGAGTATTGCCTGTCGTTGATGCAATTAAATATTTGGTTGGAGAATTTAACAGCGCGAATAAGCCCGTTAAGTTTCTTTTAAGTTCATTGTTGGGCATTACTGCCGCAACCGTGGCGTGGAAGCTCGGTGCTAGGTCAATTTTATTGGGCCTAAAAGATATGGTTATTGGTGCAGGAGCCACAAACGGGGCTTTTACAACATTAAGTGCATCCACAAAGCTATTGGCTGGTTCATTGGGAGCCCTTGCAGCTGCTTATGCTGTAATTGAACTTTCCAAGGCAGTTAGTGGTTATCTTGAGATGCGCGATATGATGGATTTAGCCGCTGAATCTCAAGATAGGCTTGGCGTTGCATTGAAGAAAAATTTAGAGACGTTTAAGGAATTTAAAGATGTAAAAATTCCCGAGGATATCGTAGGAAAAGCACCCGAACAGATGGAAGAACTTAGGTCACAGCTTCAGAAATCAATTGTTTATCATGAAGCAAATATCAACCTATTAAAAGAGCAGTCAAAAGAGCTTGACGTTCTCGGTGAAGGTCTCTCAAAAAACGCATTGCAGGCCATAGAAGATCAGAAAAAAGAAGAGGCGCAAGTCCACAAACTCCGTGGCGCACTAGGCAAGCTCAGTGTTGCCACTAAAAACGTTGCAAAATCTCAAGGCGCAGTTGCCCGCTCTGCAAAGGTTGTCACCGAAGCCCTGGAAAAAGAAGAAAAAGAGCTTGAAAAGCATAAAAATAAATATGCCAAGTACGCAGACGAGTTTCAAAGAATAGAGTTCGAAAAATTTACAAACTCCATGCAAAGAGAAAAAGATCTCTTTGCCATGAAAAATACCAATGCAACCGAAGAAGAGCTACAGTATAAAAACAAAGGGCGGATGCGTGATGCGCAGGAAAAGGCAGAAAAAGCACTGCATGAAGCAGCTAAAATTAGAGAAGAGCAGGCCGAAGGCTGGCAGGATAAGCATGCTCAGTGGAATGATAAAGCAAAAATATACGCAGAACAGGCCATCGATTTATCCAAGAAAATCGGCGACACCACGACTGCTCAATACAATCTGAAAAAAGGCTACGATCTTTTAGACAAGGTTTCTGAAGAGTCCTTCAAAAAAAATGCAGAAGCCGCCGACCCACTCAAGAAAAAAATAGCAACCCTGACCAACAACGTAACCAGCCTGAAGCACGAATTATCTCAAATAGGGTTAAAGCCTTTCAAGGCAAAAATTGAGCTTAACGCCGACCGAGCCTTTGCCGAAATCGAAAGGCTCAAACTCCCCACGAAATCTATCCACACAATCCAAGAAAAAAGAATTCCTGCTCCTAAATCTTACGCAGTCGGTGGTGTTGCCGGTTCTTTCACACGCAAATCCGGCAAAATACCCGGCTCAGGCACGGTTGATGATGTCCCTGCAATGCTCATGCGCGGGGAATATGTAATTCGGAAATCAGCAGTCCAGAAATACGGGCAATCAGTTTTTGATGCCTTGAATTCTGGCATGCTTCCCCCTCAAAAATTTGCATCCGGCGGCAAGGTCGATGACGAAGAAAGAAAAAGGCAAGCTGCAGCATTAAAGGCAAAACGCGACGCATTGACGAAAGAATACAAGGACGCAGTAAAAGGCAAATACGGCTCAGACCAGTACAATGCCGACGGTACGCTTAACGAAAACAGAGCTAGCAATAAGAAGAAAAGTGCCAGAAGAAGAAAAATTATCAATCCCGAAGGAATGTATCCACTACCGGAAGATTTAAAAAATGTACGTTCAACTATTTTTTCCAGATCGGCAAAGGAAAGAGACGAGGATATTCTCGAAAGTCTCAAAACTGTTTCACAGTATCGATTTTTTGAAGGATATATTCCAGATGACTTTATCACAAGTCTGTATGGATTAATGAAGGGCCGTACCGCCGAAGGCTCAGACCGGACAACGTATGCGGCACTCCTCGAAGCAAAAAAACAACTTAAAAGCATTACAAAAAGTGTTTGGGACCGGCTTTATTCGATAGGTAACCGCGCGACACCGGAGTTTTCTTTGCACATGGGGCGGATTGATAATAATTTTTCAGACATGCTAAATCGTTTTAGCCGTGGGTTTGCAGACGGCGGCGCAGTCTCCGGCGGAATCCCCGGCATGGACTCAGTCCGCGCAATGCTTACCCCCGGTGAATTTGTAATGAAAAATTCCGCC